AAGGAGGACACTGTTCGGACTGAGCCATCCAACCTATCACGGGTTGATGATGGGGATAGCCCTGTTAGTGTTGTGGAAGGTCTACAAACTGAGATAGTTGAGACTAGACATGGACCAATGGAGATTATTGTAGGGGACCCAGGTTGTTCTCATTTGATAAAGACCTATGGTGAGTACAGTGAGGGAGAGTTAGCAATTATGTCACTTTTCATTAAGCCTGAGGATTTGGTGCTGGATGTGGGGGCACATCTAGGTGCACACACAATCCCGCTGTCGAGGAAGTGTCGGAAGGTGATTGCAGTAGAACCACAGTCCGAGATCAAAGATATCCTATTGAGGAACTTACAGAGGAATAATATCACGAATGTGGAAGTTTGGGGTTGTGCCCTTGGAGAGCAGGCAAGAACAGGTCACTATAACCTGGCACATGCGAACCTGGCTAATTCATTTGGGTCCGTGGCGGTGGATATGGAGGCATCGGAAGGTTCAAAAACCTGTGATGTAGTTCCACTGGATATGTTTGGGCTGGAACCAAACTTCATAAAAATTGATGTGGAGGGCATGGAGTTGAGTGTGATGGTAGGGGCCAAAGAGACTTTGTGGAAACACAAGCCCTACCTGTTTTTTGAGAGACAGACCCAGGATTATACTAACTACAACAAGGCCATGGTGGCCTTGGGGTATACCTACTCCACTATGGATATACCCATCTATAGTCCCAATAACTGGGCCAATAACCCTGTGAACTCCAATAGTAGAATGGCTCATCTGATGTTGCTGGCGATGCCAAATGTCTAAGACCCTACATGAACAAACAGGGTTGAGGATAGTCCAGAATGACCGAAATGGATTTGTTGTTTGTACTCTTCATCATACTGCTGATCCCCGAAAGAGGAGTGAGGAGTGGAGAGTTGCTGCTAAGAGGGGCATGACCCAGGCCCAGTTTGACCAGGAATTTGACATTATCTACGATGCCTATATGGGGCAGAAGGTGTTTCCGGAGATAAAGACTAGACGTCAGGATATTGTGTTGAAGGAGGGACCATATGAGTTTAATAAGTGGCCAGGCAGTTTGCCCATGTGGGGCGGATTTGACTATGGACAAAATAACCCATCTTCCTTTCATGTATACACCATTGTTGACGGTATTTTGTATGCGTTGTGGGAATTATATGAACCTTGCCGTAACATTATAGAGTTCGCTCAGGCAATGAAGGCCTGTCCATATTGGAACCAACTCCGCTACATTGCCCATGACCCGGATATGGACAATCTGAAGTCCATCAATATAAAGACCGGTGCAGCAGTCTCGGTGCGCTCCCATTTTGAGTCCTTGGGTATCTTCAAGTGGCTCCGTGGGAATAATGACGAACAGGCATGGCTAGTGAAGATGCAGGAGTACTGGGGAGGGCCGGAGATCAGATTCAAAATCCTGGAGTGCTGCCCCAACCTGATTGATGCGTCAGCTCCAGACCCAGAACTACAATGAGAAGTTGGTTAACAAGCGCAATCATGCAATGGATGATTTGAAGTACTTGGTAAATGCCTGCCCCTCAGAGATTGTGAGACCTGTGAAGGTTCCCAGTCTGGTGGATAGTTATGGTTGGCGTGGTCAGGGTAACAGACCCAGTTCTGACCGCGAAAGGACCTTGGGCCTACACTACTAACCCATGATTGTCCAACTAGAACACTCCTATCCGATTGAGTTCCAGCAGAAAAACCTTGCTAGTGCTGCAACCATTCCCAATGACTTTGAGTCAAAGGTCTCCCAATACATCATGACCTGGCGGCAACAGTGTCGGTCAGTCTTCATACAGAGGCGAAATATCTGGGATGATTGCTGGAAGTTGTATCGAGGTGAAGATGACTACAGTATGAAGCAGGATTGGCAATCTAAGATTGTCCTTCCAAAGAGCTTCACCTCTGTGAAGATGGCTACCAATACCATCAAAAGGTTGTTGAGTGCTGCAAAGAAACCCTGGGATATTGAGGCAGTTAATCCGGATGACTTAGTTACTACCCTGAGGGCAGAGCAGATGACGGACCTTACCAAGTTGTTCATGGATAAGGCCTACTTTTTGAAGGAGTTCAGTGAGGGGCTGGAGTGTGCATTTATATTGGGGCTGGGGGTATGGAAGATGTGGTGGGGTATGGTACCCCGCAAGTCGGTACGGGTAGAGACAAAGTTAGTACAGCTCCCTCCAGATCAGCAGAACCAGGGTCCCCAATCCTCCCTATTAGGGAGTATCCCCAATCCCCGTCAGGCTCCTCCACCTTTTGCGCAGGCTAGGTTTGGGTATGCCCAGGAGGCAGGTGCTCAGTATCCTACTCAGCTACCAGGGGAGGCCATCAATCCGATGGGATTGCCGGGTGGTCAGACTGCCCCTAGCGCTCCTCCAAACTATCTTGATATACCACAATTAATACAGCAAAAGAACCTGGTCCAGGAGGAGATACTAGAAGGACGCCTGTTTCTGCGGGCAGTTGATCCCTACAACTTCTACTGGCTACCAGGCAGCAAACTTAATAGGTGGACGGGTACTATTGAGGATGTTGAGATACCGTAGTGGGAACTTATCAAAATGGCTGAGGCAGGGATCTTCCCTATGGATAAGGTCCTTCAGATCCAGCCCCGTAGGATTGATGAGCGATATAAAATGTCCGCTCTCCGTTTCAGTGAGACGGTAATGACCCAGAATGGGCCAAATGCCGACACTGCAGTGGTGAAGCTGACGGAGTACTTTGGCCCATTGGTGTGGGATGGTAAGGTAGTTGAGGAGTATGCACATGTGGTATTGGGGAATGATACCACAATCCTCATCATGCAGAAGAACCCCTTCTACCATCGTAAGAGTCCATATGTGGCATTCTCTCCACTGAACCTGCCCTTCCGTACAGAGGGTGTGGGTCTCATTGAGATGGTCCGGCAGATTGATAAGGCTCTTTCAAATCTTGCCAATCTCAGTGTAGATACCCTAACCTTCCGTCTACTACCAATTTTTGAGGTCGCCACAGAGAGTTTTGAAAACCAAGAGGACCTGGAGACAGGGCTTACACCTGGGAAGATTCTTCGCAAGAATCTTGGACATGCAAATATTGAGGGTATCCGCCCGGTTAAGTTTGAGGATATCTCTGGTGGTACTACCCAGGTGTGGAGTGCGCTGGATCGCTCCCATAGTGAGGGATCACTTATATCTGACATTGCGGAGGGACTTCCTCGCAATAGGGGACAACAGACCGCCACAGAAAGCCAGCTCCTTGCCAGCCAGAGTGAATCCTTCATGGGGGGGATGGCGGCGGATATTGAGAAGGAGGCCCTGGAGCCGTTGGTTAGTATGGCTATGGATCTCATTTTTCAATTCATTGACACCGCAAATGATCCTCGTATTGCCAGCATCCTTGGAGTGGGTGCTGATGTACTTAAGGGGATGGGCAGGCCTGAGATAATGGAAATGATCTCCGGGGATTATAAGGTAAAGGTGCAGGGGATTACTGGCCAGCTCATGAAGAGTGAGATGCTACAGAACCTAGTTCAGTTTATGAATCTGATTGGACAGAACCCACAGGCTTGGCTCCCCTATATTAATGAGGATGCCCTGCTTCGCAGAATGCTTGAGTGCTTCCGGCCCCACATCCATGACATTGAAGATATCATTGCCGATCCGGGGATTGCAGATGCCAAGAAGGCTGCGATGCAGACACAGGAGCAATTGCCGCACTTGCTGTCGGCCCTCACTACGATGGTTGGGCAGCAAGGAGCAGGTGGTCCTCAACAGCCTCCTCCTCTTGATCCTAACAATGCCCTGGATGCTGGTCTCCAGCTACAACAGATGCAGCATGAGAAGGAAATGCAGCAGAATGATGCTAGGGTGCAGCAGATGCAGGCTGCCCAACAACAGCAACAATCCCAGCAGGAACACCAACAACAGATGGAACAGCTTGCAAAGCAGGCTGGCCTACAAAATGCCGCTAGGGCTGCGAAGCCTCAAGGAAGATAGACATGCCAGAACCCTCTTTATTTACTTCACTAGGCCTTAATGGCGACTCTCAAAGTAGTGCCCCACCTGTCCAATCAGATTCATAAACTG